TCCCTGTCGCCGTTGGTGCGCTGGTCGCTGTGACTGTCGGGGTGATTGTCGGCGTCCGAGTCGGCGTCTGGGTCACCGTCGGCGTTTGCGTGGCAGTCGGCGTGGGCGTGACCGTGCCCGTCAGCGTGGGCGTCCAGGTGTGGGTTGGGGTTGGAACCTCGGTTTCCGTCGGTGTCGGGGTGTGCGTCGCGCCAGAGAAAGTTGGCGTTGGCGTATACAACGCGCAGCCACACGCACTTTGACAATAGGGTGCGCCCAGCGACGCTTCGTCAGCGCAAATCTGATCCCAGTGCGCTGTGCAACATCCCGTATCCCCCAATCCGAGACAGACGCAATCACGACAACTAGGATCGGTACAGCTTGGTGACTCATGGGCAGTGCAACAATCTTCTGCGCTCGTGGGTGTTGGCGTTGCGGTTGCCGTCTGCGTCGGCGTAGCAGTTCGTGTCGGCGTGCTCGTCGGTGTGTCCGTTGGGGTCTCCGTCGGCGTGCGTGTCGGGGTGCTCGTTGGCGTCTCGGTTGCAGTTGGCGTGTCGGTTGGCGTGCTTGTAGCCGTTGCGGTCGGCGTATTGGTTGGCGTCGCAGTAGGCGTCGCGGTAGGCGTTGCAGTGAACGTCAGGGTGGGAGTTGCCGTCGGCGTGGGAGTAGCCGTCGCCGTCGGTGTGTTCGTGGACTGAAATAGCACCAGAGGAGCAGGCACGTCTGTTGCCGTCGGCGTGCTGGTGGGCGTCGGCGTAGGCGTCCTAGTCGGAGTGTTCGTGGGCGTGTCCGTCGCAGTCGGGGTGTTCGTAGCTGTGGGCGTACGGGTAGGCGTATCTGTCGGCGTACGGGTAGGTGTGTCCGTCGAGGTCGACGTGGCGGTATGAGTCGGGGTGTTCGTGTTCACCGGCGTCCGGGTCGGAGTCCGCGTGGGGGTGCTCGTCGGCGTCGCCGTAGGTGTCTCGGTAGGAGTTGCCGTATTCGTTGGTGTGTCCGTCGTAGTCGGCGTCTGTGTCGGCGTGTTCGTGACGGTGTGTGTTGCTGTGGGCGTCGGAGTGCGTGTCGGGGTCTGCGTGGGAGTGTGCGTTGGGGTATCCGTGGCCGTCGGCGTTGGTGTCCGCGTCGGAGTGTTCGTCGGCGTGTCTGTGGGTGTTGCCGTAGCTGTTGGAGTCCGCGTCGGGGTGTTCGTCGGCGTCGGTGTCGGCGTGAAGGTCGCACACACGCCGGACTCCAAACACGCTGCGTTGAGCACCAGCGTCCCATCGGGGCACGAGCCGACGCCGCATCCCCCGTAAGGTGCTGCGCAATCACAGCACGCGTTTGCAGGCAGCGGCGTCCACGTCGATGTAGGCGTCGGCGTCGCCGTCGGTGTATTCGTCGGCGTGTGGGTTGCGGTGGACCGGAACAGCACTGGTGGCCCCGGAACGTCCGTTGCTGTAGGCGTCGGCGTGCTGGTCGGTGTAGGGGTGTTAGTGGGTGTCGATGTATTCGTCGGTGTCGCCGTTGGGGGCGCACACAGCACCGTGTCGTTCATCACCGTCGTCACGTCAGCGGCGGAGAGGGCATGATCGTAGATGCGGAAGTCGTCGACGACGCCCACAAACTGCTCAGTACAATTATCACCAGCAACAGCATAGCCGGTTGTCCCAGATGAGGCAGTAGAAAAAAATCCCTGCGTACTGGAGGAACCGACATTATAGTTAAGAGTCTGAAGTGAACCATCAATGTAGAGTCGATTACCAGCAGAATCAGACTCATACACATAATGATGCCAACCTGTTTGTGAAGAAGGTACGACTATGGTCGCGTTGAGGATTGTCGTGGACGAACTGACAACCACGATGTTGAAGTCGTAGCTTGATACGGGAACAGTAAAATAGCCAATAAAGTAAGTGGCAAAACCGCACGAAGCGATGCCATCTTCTGCCACAAACACGACATAATTGGTGCCAGTTTGTAGTCCCGAATCCGCTTTTGCCCAGAAGGCGATAGAGCCTGCGGCGAGTACATCAAAACTGTCGTCCGACACAATGCTCAGCCACCTGTCCGTCGCATCCAGTGGTCTGCACGTGAGACCAGCACCTTGGTGTCCGGTGTCCCAGCTACAGGAGTGCAAAGTGCCCGTGTGCCCGTAGGCTGAGGCATCCGCTGTGCTCGTCCCGGTGTTCTCGGAGAAGCAGTAGCCGAGCTGGAGCACCGGCGGTGGTTGCAATGCGAGCAGCTCCGCCGTCCCGACTCCGCTCACACCTACCGTCGCCGTCTTCACGCCCGTCGCCCCAGCAGCAGACTGATTCACCTCGTCACCGGCAACAGAGATTCCCGTCACGTTCGTATCCCACCGTTCCGTCATGCCACTCGGCGCCGTCCACCCTCCAGCCGATGCCGCCGAGTACATCGCCACCAGCATCTCGTTCGGGCCGGTGGTCGTGATGTTCGGAGAGTCGTGAGTCGTGCCAACAGATGTGCTCTGCCCGTTCTCGACGTCAATCGGATTGTCCAGGTACGTGCCGCTGTACGTTGCGATGGCGCCCGTCGAGGCGACCGAGGTGCCGAAGGTCCAGCTATGCGTTGTCGCTGCGCAGTTCGCCTTGTAGTAGTACGCCGTGCGGAGCAGCACACCATTGCTGACCTGCCGAATCAGCGTCCAGCCCGAGGGCGCGGTGATCGTCGTGCAACTCACGACGCAGACGATACTGATCTGCGCAAGGCAGAGGTCACCGCTCGTCACATCGCCGGCCCCCACGACAATGCCCAGGCTCGATGCCGCTGCGTTGCCCGCGGTGACCGATGAATGGAACACGATCACCGGTACTGGGGTATTCGTGGGCGTCGAGGTTTGCGTCGGCGTGGCCGTGAACGTCGGCGTTGGCGTATTGGTGGATCGAAACAGCACGCCCGGGACAGGCACGTCCGTCGCTGTGAAGGTCGGCGTAGCGGTGGGTGTCTGGGTTGGCGTCAGCGTTGGCGTAGTCGTCGGTGTAGACTGAAAGAGCGCCGGGGGCAGTGGAACATCAGTCGCCGTGAAGGTGGCAGTGGGAGTATTCGTGTTCGTTGGCGTCTGGGTCGGGGTGGGCGTCTTGGTGAACTGATCCACCAACTCAATCGCCGCCGCGCACGCCTTCGTCGAATCTGTCGAGCCTTGCGTGGTCGAACTCGCATTGAAATAGTCGCCGAGACCGAGGTCGACAACCGTCCCGTTACTGCACGTCGTGCCGCTCACCGTACACGCCATGGAGGAATCAGACAACGTGCTCGTGGTACTCGTGCGCAAAGTCCACGTCGCGGTGTTGCTCGCGGAGCAACTCACCACCAGATTGCGTGCGGTGGCTGCCGATGAAGATCGCAGCATGTAGGTATCGCTAGAGACTGCATAGTAAGGCGTGTTGTAGTCGGTATTTCCATGGAACTGATGCTCAAGCGGCACCCAAGCACCGGAGCCCGTCGTCTCGAACCAGATCTCTCTGATCTTCGCCTCGGCCGCACCTGCACGATTGAAACGAACCGTCAAGGCGTCACCCTTCGTCACCGCACAGCCCGTGGTGCAATTTGCGCGGCACGTAGTGCCTGTCGAGTCGATGGTACACGCCGCATTACTATCCGTGGTTGTCGTGGAGTTCCGCAGCGTGAACGTTTCTGTCTTGCCGCTGGACGGCGCTGAACTGAGACGTACGGCAATCCCGGCGAGCGTGGCATCATGTGGCGCAACAATCATTGCCAAGGCTTCTGTCGATTGCGTGCACTTCGCCGCTACTTCAGTGAACGTGCCGGAGCCGCAGAATTGCCCGTCCGTCGGTGATGGAGCGCTGGAATCGTCACCCAGAATCACGATGTTATTGTGCGGCAGCGTACTGCTCCCGTTCGCGGTCACCGTGAACGTGGCGAAGCAATCCGTCGCATTGGTTGGACTGTTCGAGGGCACCATTTGGAGAGTGAACAGTGCCATCTGGGCGGTATCGACAGTATGCGTCACATCGGAGCAGACCGTGGATGTCCCGACGAGCGCGCAAGTTAAAGCACTGGCTGAGCCATCGACGTTCAGCGATATGTCGTACTGCATACTGCCAGTACCCGGTGCAGCTGTGCACTGGGCGTGCATGCTGGAGAGCCGCCCGCTCGTGAACGCCGCCACCTGGGCATTTCCCACCGTAGTCGATGGGCCTTGCTGTACACCGTAGCGGGTGCCCGCCGTTGCTGATCGCATACGTAGGTATAGTTCCGCGTGCTCGATGTAGGTCGGCGTGTTGGTTGGGGTTGGCGTGGGCGTTAGGGTCGGCGTCGGCGTATTGGTCGGGGTATTCGTGGGCGTCGGGGTTCCCATCGAGAATGTCTGCGAGAACTCAAACCAGCCTGGATGCGTCGTATCGGTATCGGTGTTGCTCTGGTCGGTGGCGCTCGTTCCACCATATCCCAACGTCATGGTACGCGAGGTCGCGTTGCTGTTATCGTTGAAGCCCACCTCGATCACGATGTAGTCACCCGCCACCGGCGACGTGCCGCCAGAGTCGCATTTGCCGGAACCAGTCTCCAGATTTATCGCTGTACCACCAGACGCTCCGGCACCGGCGAGCGTCGTAGTCCATTCGTCCGAACCCGAGCCATTGTTGGTGTCCGTAATGAGTGTGCAGCGCACCAGCGTCGTGCTCGTGCCCTGCGTTACGTAGGCATGAATCCTGTAAAATGCGTTCGCTGCGTTGTTCGACTCCTGGGCCATCGCCACCCAGTTGAGTGTGCCGGTGATGTTGGCGGTATTGGTCAGAGCGATCGTGGAGACGAAGGTCACGATGCGGCCGGTGGTCGCACCATTGGCAGTCTCGGAGACAGCAGTCGTCGCGGCAGCCCCTGACTTCGCCGTATCCAGGCCTATGTTTGTTGCAGCGCCAGTCTCAGAGGCCCAGGTTCCCTTGGTCGTGATGCTCGCGATGCCCCCAGTTGAGTTCTGGAGGTAAAAACGAGTCACGCCTGAAGCTGAAGCAGGCAACAGCGCTACCACATACGCGCATAGAAACCAGCGACGCATCCACCGCCACAAGCCTCACCTCCCCATGATTCACCGCCTTTGATGTTACGTGCAGGAGCAGTGCATCGCCTTGACGTGAGTCAGCACATAGGGCGACGAAGCTTCCGTCCCGCCGCTTTTATGCACAAGACGAAACTCGCAGGGCACTCCGGCCGCTAGGTTAGTATAGGCGTTGGGCGCCGCACCGGTTCCATTGCTTGCCTTGATGAGCGCCGTATTGATTGTTGCCGCCACGTTGGTCAACGTGAGGGTCTGCTCAGTCCCGAAGGTCTTGCTCGTGCAGTCGGCCGTCCCACCCACACAACACCCGACCGCCAACGACCAGAACTGTGTGGTTGTCCCATTCACGTTATTCAGGGCCTCGACCTCGCACGTGCACGTTCCTGCACTGGTGCTCGCGGTTGGCGGCCAGAGAAATGCTGCGACGAGCGCTTGGCACGAAGCCGCCGTGGCATTCGCGACACAGGTCCGCGTGACAAACGGAGCTCCGTCTGTTGGCGCTGCAAACGTTGCCGTGTCCTTCACGCAGGCAGCGTAAGTGCCTGACGCGGTATAGCTGCGAAAGGTCCCGCCATCCGGGAAGTCGAGAACATCGGCACCCGCAGGCACTGCCATGCACAGCACCGCTGCGCACATCAGTCTGAAGATCCACTTGGTCATTTGATGTTTCCTCCTTTTTCGTTAGGGACATGCGCAGACACCACCAGCGGGGCTTTTGCATGAGTAAGGACTGCACGTGGTGCAGGGCGTCTGCGCGGGCGTACTCGTGACCGTAGGCGTCTGCGTAATCGTTGGTGTGACCGTCGGCGTGTTGGTGATCGTCGGCGTGTTGGTCGGCGTGGGCGTATCCGTTGCTGTGGCCGTGCGCGTTGGGGTCACGGTCGGGGTCTGCGTAGGAGTATCGGTCACCGTCGGCGTCGCCGTAGGAGTATCGGTTACCGTGAATGTCGGCGTCGGGGTGAATGTTCGCGTCGGGGTGTTGGTGGGCGTATCCGTCGGGGTATTCGTCGGCGTGTTGGTCACCGTCGGCGTGGGCGTGGAAGTCGCTTGCTGGAGCAGCGGCGCAAGTTTCGCTTCGCTGACCTGCACGCCCCACCACAACAGCAGCCCCACCACAAGGCAGAATCGTCGCATAGGTCACAACAGCATATCCATGCCGATGGGCGTCGCGGTAGGTGTCGGTGTCGATGTTGGAGTCGCCGTCGGAGTGCTGGTTGGCGTAAACGTCACACACCACGGCGGCTCGACGTTCTCGACGCTGAAGTCGTTGACGCGTAGTGTCACTGAGTGATTCACGGCACTTCCCGTGGTCCCCAACAACTGCACGGCAAGACGGTCCACGTCGGTGCCCACTGAAGAGATTCCAGAGAAGACCACAGTTTGAATGCCCGTGCCGGTAAGAGCGCTAGAAGTTGCCAAGATGGTACTGTTCGCTGCACAACTCCCCGGTAAGCGCATGAGCCGCAGCTTGTAGTTCGTCACATCGCTGCCGATGTCTGTCACGTCTACCCGTAATGTGTACGTCCCACTGAAGTCGGCGTGCAGGACCTGCGCAGAAACCCATCCGCCGTAGAAAGGACAGAGTTGATCGGTCACGCTGACCCCAAAATTGCACACCTGGGATTGCCCGCCGACAGGTGTCGTAGATAGAACAGCCTGCGAGCAGTTGGCGATCGTCAGGTCTTCGTTGTAGCACTTCCCAACCATCGGCGTTCCTGTCGCACCCGGCGTTGGTGTATTCGTCGGAGTGACCGTTGGGGTCCGGGTCGGCGTATTGGTCGGCGTGGGCGTGCGCGTCGCCGTGTTCGTGGGCGTCGGTGTTGGTGGCGTCCCGAGGTACGTCACGAAGACGAACGCCCATCCGCGATCCGTTTGGGTACTGCCAGTCCAATTCCCCGCATCGCCATCGACACCGGTCGCACTGGCAACTCGATACATTGCGTTGATCTGTCGGTCCTGTCCCGTTCCCCCGGATGTACCGATCACGGGCGAGGTCGTCCACACGGGAGCGAAAGTCACGCACGTACCGCTCGGACAATCACCCGCGACGGTACAACTCTGCTGGTCATTTGTGCCCCCCTGACAGGATCGCGTCGCATTGGTCCATGACCAGGTGGCGACCCGCGCATTTGCTCCGACCAGAGCGAAGAGCAATTCATCGCCCTGCACCCGTGTCGCACTCGGCCCAACCCATGCCGTCAACGTCTGGCCACGGCGCACAGCACTCGTATCAACACCGGTCACACTGGCCAGTTCCCACGCACCCATGACTCTCTTCACCGTCGATGGGAATGTGCAGGTGATCGTTTGAGCATTGGTGAGTGCGGTAGTCACCGGGGCCGAGAGGATCGTGGTGCGAATCCCATTGCCCGCGCCGGGCACCTGCGGGAAAGCATAATCCTGATCCATCGCATACGCATTGCTCCCGGAGTCCACACAAGAAATCGTGCAACTCGATGTGCAATCGACGGTGCCAAGTCCCACCACAACACGATTGCCCAAGGCGACCCCGCTCGCAGGCACCACAACGCTCAGCGTCGTGCCTGCTGATGTCGATTTATTCGTGCCGATCAATTTGACGAACGTGGCGGTCGCGTGGGCGACATCCACCCACGCGATGAGAAGCACAAGTGATCCTAGAACGTATACGCGACCCACAACGTTACCGTCATCCCAGTTGGCGTGCTGGTAGGACTGGACAGCACGATTTTCAGCCGATCTCTATCCGCCAACGAAATTGCGGAGGGTGTCGTACTGCCCTCGGTTTGCGTCACCGTGATCGGCCCAAAGCCCGTCAGGTTTGCATAGGCCCCCCCGAAAGGTCGGCGCTGTACTGTGAAGGCGACAGAGGTCCCACTTTCGATCTGATAGTCCGCGCCAACGATCTGCGCCGTCTGGCCCGATGGGACAGGGATGGAGAACGATAACGGCACGCGCGAGGTCACATCACCTTCGAGTGTGTACGCATGAGGTATCCGCACCGTTCGGACCCGGTTGTCGACGTACTGCTTAGTCGAGACGCCCAAAGCTACAGTCGGGTCACCCGCCAAGGTGCACAGGCCTGGCGCGGTGTCCGTGCACGTCAACACCGAACGATTCGGTGTGGACAACCGCAGTTGGCTTCGCAAGGCCTGGACTCCGCCGATACCAAAGTTGGGGGCATCGAACAGTTGCACACCCGCTAGCCCATCGTAGCCTAGAAGTTGTCCCCCGGTCTGACCGGTTATGTCCGTTGCGGTGATCACCGATAGAAAGTCGCGGACTGCCCCGTTCGTGTAACGGCGAAAACGAGGGGGCGTCGTCGTGGTAGACGACCAGAGTTCGCCTTCCTGCGGGACAACTGGCTGTGCGCAGGCAAGCGGACCAAGATAGGCACCTGCCCCAGCGTTCCAGTTATTCGCTGACACGTAACTCAACGTGCCATTGATGATTCGTTTGCAGGCATCGTAACTGTACAGTCCCTCGATAACCAACTTCGTGTTCGTGCCGATATCCAATGGCACATCCACGCTGTGCCCACCCGGTGTTGGGTTGAGGGTTGTGCGCACATCGGCGACGTGGACGCCGAGTGAATTCGGATAGGGACTGGATGCCTCACAACTTGACTGGCTCAGCCGTACGCCCTTCGTTGTCGTCTCAATACTACTGGTCTGCAACCGGAGATCGTCAATCGTCAGGTTGAAATCAATGCCGCACGCTACCGCCTCATACCACAACGCTCCATCGCCCGAGCCTACGGGAGATGTCTGGAAGAATGACCCACCACCGACCGTGAAATCGCTCGAGCCAGGCAACGTGCAGGTACCGCCGCCGCCAGGCGTGCAATTCCCATCATTGAGGCAATTCCGTGTTGGGATTCCACTGCAGTGCGTCGTGCTGGCCTGAAAGTGGAGCAGGCGATCATTCGTGACATTCCACGCCCACATGTTTTCAACGGAACTGTGTTGATTGCCGTCGCCCGTAAAGTTGAAATTCCAGCCCCCTGCGGTCAGCGTCGCCCCATCCTTGATGATGCCAGAGTTGTCATAGCCGGTCGAGCAAATTGCGTCTCCCGAGCCACCATTCACTATCTGCAAATTCGCCATCGTCACGTTTATGGTATTCGTGCGATTGAACGTGCACGGAGAGGAACTGCGAATGGCAGTTGATGTGCGTGTGCCCGAGCCGATGTACTGGACACTATCAATCGGCGCGGTCGTCCCACGGAATGTGCATGTGCCACCGCCCGCGCAGTCGGTGGGAAATTCGCAGTAAGCGCCGTCGTTCGTCCCGTTCTCACACGTCGACGACACGGTTTCGTCGAATCGTCCGATGCCGAGTGTAATGGCGTAGGTCTTTATTGGACCTGTGCAGGCCGCACCAGCACAGCGACTATTATTGTTCGTCGTGAGGCATGTGGTCGCGCCACCGCTCGGGCAGACTGCGTTGGTGAGGCAGGGCGTCGAGGGGCTGTCCCCACAGGACTTAGCCGTGCAACTACCACCGTCGTTGCAATCGGTATTCAGGTTGCAGATCGTACCGTTGTTACTTCCACCTGCACACCGACCGCACCCTTGGGTGTTATTGGTCGCGCAAGTCGCAAAACGGTTATCGTGCGCCGCCAAAATCTGTGCCTGGGCACCGTTCGCACTGGTTAGCGTCAAGCACGGACGGTTCAGGGGACCACAGCCAGAGAAGTCGGCGCCGTTCTTGTCAACGTGCACGGCAAACGCTGTCGTGATGGCGGGTGATACATCGGCGCACACCATCACTCCGCCCGAGGTGGTCAAGGGCTGATTGCTGCTGAGACAATCCGATGGCAGGCTGCCACCTGTACCGCCGTTAGCAAGACCGAGCGTGCCCGTGACATCGGTACTCATGTTGATCGCCGCGCAAGCCTCAGCATTCCCGCTCGCATCGGTGCCGAGCGGCCGCTGATTGCTGGCGCAGTTCGTCCCGTTGGCGGAGAGCGCCCGCGCCCGCCATGCCGTCGACGACTGCCCACCGATCATTTGTGCGTGCGCCGGTGGAGCGAACAGGCAAAGCAGCAACACGGCCAGCTCGCAGAACACGCGGATGAGGCTGACACAGGCGACCAACACGCAGGCCAGCAATCCCAGCTGCTCATGATGTGTCGCGAGGGCAGCAACGGCGATGGCGATGTTACCAACGAGAAATGAACCGATAAGGCGACGACGCATAGACCTTCACCCTACTGGCAGGTCGCACACAGCCGACAATTCGTCCCGCTGGTGCACCCCGTGCCCATGATGAATTCAATCGCGTTTCCGTTCAAATCGGCTGGCGCGTACACGGTCTCGTTGTCGCCCGGATAGAGCCACGGGGAGGTTGCCGCAGCCGCAGGACCGTAGTCCCAGTGCACAGGACCAGCGTTGTTCGGATCAGCCTTGAGGACCACGTAGTAGCAATTCTTGCTCGCGCCGAAGACGCCGGCCATTGTGCTGGTCGCATACGTGCACTTGTTGAAGCGGTCGGTCCACCCCGGAGGACGAATCACCACCGCCTCCGCGTTCACGGTCTGCGCCGCACCGTTCACGCGCGTGTCCGTTTCCAGAAACGCACCGGAGCCCGGCGTGGTTGCTAGTGATGAATCAGTACCGAACGCGCTCCGAATCGCGATGGCGAACAGCAGCAGGAACACCGCGAACAAGCCGAGGAATACGGCGAGCACGCTGCGCTCTTCGCGGGGCGTTGCGGGTCGATCGAAGCGTTGCACCACCATGGGTCACCTTCATGTCACTCCCCTGCCCGTGACCCATCTTCCCCTGCATCTGTTAGATCGCCGCGTCTACGGGGCCTAGGCCCGCGCTGGCAGGGGTCTGCAGCACGGTCCCCGTGGGGCGGCGAAGGTATGCTAGGTCATCGAATCCGGATCGTTCCAGCGCTAAGCAAGCCAGTAACTTGTAGGAGCCACATGCAGAGAAATACCACGGCAAGCACGTAGATGGCTTGCTGAAATTTCGCCGGCATCGGGATCAGGGTCTGAACTGCCCACACCAACAAACCCACGACGGCAATGACGACGATGATCTGAATAATCGGGATTTCCATGCTCTCACCTCACTTTCCGTTCGTCATCTCGGAGGCCACCACATCGAGATGTGCTGCGACTTCCGCACGCGCCTCGGGGGGCATCTTCTTGACTTGGCCCAACGTCGGCACGGCCTGCGACTCGGCGACCTTCTTGCCGAAGTAGACGCCCAGAATGAGCATGACTTGTCCGTTGATCTCGCCCGGCACCCACTGATACGCACAAAGAAACGCCGCGAATGCTGCCGCGTAGACAATGGACAGCAGCGCCTTCATCGTGACACTAGCGTCACTCGTCAGGTAGAATCCGGTCACTACGCTCGCCGCGCTCACCAGCGCTGCGGGCACCGCACCATCCTTCGGGCTGTTCCATTGCATCCACAGATAGATTCCGACGAAGATGAACGTGATGGTCGCGCGTACGAGCGTCGATGGACCGCCGAATGCGGTCAGCGAAGTCGACAACGAACGCAGCCACTCCACGAAACGCGCGTTAGGCGCAGCGGGCACCACAGGGCTTGTCGTTGAATCATCAGGCATGGTTCTCTCCTTTCATCGTTCATCTCTTATCGTCGCCGCCCCTGGACGTATACCCAGAGCGCGAGCAACCACCCACTCCACATCAGCGAGGTCAGCACACTCACGTGCGCGTAATCGTCCACGAATACACGCGGCAACATCGCCGCGGTGCCGAAGACGCACGCTGACCACATCCCAACGATCGCACCCATCCGCGCTGCGTCGAATATGCCGCGGTCACGGCGATTGCGACGTGCGATGCCGTGCATGAAGATGGCCGTCACCAGCCCCCACAGGGCGGCAGCCACATGAATCGTTTGCCACTGATACAACGGGCCGGTGAACACACCATCATTCATGTCTTGTCGTTGCCGTTCAGGCGCCGCAGCACCGTCCGCATTGCCCACCGGGCGAATTGGTCGATCAGCTCGGAGCCAAGCCAACTTGCGCACCCTGTCGTCATCAGGAGCAGGGCAGGTTGATCCGCCCAGTATTTCCACAGCGAGAGACCGACCAACCAGGCTGCGAAGACGCTGACCATGAGTGTCCCGACAATTCTCGGCCAGCCGCGCTCTATGAGGGATTCCCACTGGTAGAGCAATCGCGCGCTACCCCCGAACAGCGCGAAGAGGCCGATGGCGATCAGAAAGAAGATGATCTCTAAGCCGCGCCGATTATCATTCATGCCGCCGCCTTCGTGCCGCGCCCCGCCTGATTATATCTGCGAAATCGTTCAGCCCGGCGCTGCCGTTCTTCAACGTTACAGCGATAGGAGCGACGGGCATACTTCGGGAGTTCAACCCACCAGCCATGTTTCAACCGGATTGCTACCACCATTTGGTGCCTCAGCATCCGTACCCACTTCGGAAAGGTCATGCCGCCGCCTTGAACTTCTTGAATTTAGTGTACGTCCGCCGCCGCTCGTGCCTTCCGCGCCGCGCCCGGTTAAGTTTCGCTGCCTGTTTGCCCATGCGTTGCCGGTCTCTGAGGCTGAGACCGCGTTGTGTATTCGGTTTGCAGATATGCAATGGCGGCTCAGTAGGTGCCCAGCCGTACCCCAGCCCATAGTGATGGAATGCACAAATATCGCATGAGTCTCTCATCGTCTCGGTCATCTCAACGAGCCATGCCTCCATCAGCATGCGAGTCCATTCAGCGAAGGTCATCGCGGAGGTTTGCATGCATAGTACCAGGGCACGAGCATATGCCACGCCTTGTCCTTGCGATGTTGCGTACAGCTACCAAGACGCTTCGCGAGCGAAGGTCCAGCAGACCCAGGCAACGACGTACACAGATTGCGATAGACCCGATAGCGGATACCATCCGTATCCGAGAACTCATAGGTGACGCCGGTCAGCCCTGCAGGCAGCGGCCACGTGCCAGGCTGCTCAGTCGTCAGATTGACTTCACCGCTCTGGCGCAGCACGCCCCACGCATCGGAGACTTGGCCCGAGGCGTAGAAGGTCTCTGGTCGCGTCTTGTCCACGACCACATCGAAGATGATTTCGTTAGCCCACCAACACTTCAGGTGATCGGCACGGGCCGTGGTGGCGAACACCAACACAGTGAGCAGGCTCATTATGGCCCATAGACTGAAGTACATCGCACACTCTTTTCTCGTCACAAGCGATTCCATTTCACAGCCCGAGTCCCCACAGCACATACTGCACGCACCGACATACCCATGCCGTAGTGCGCCAGCGATGCTGATGATGGACGAAATCCGAGCACGCCCAGCGCCGTGTCGCATGCTCACGAGATGGCGCTTTCACGTGCAACGCGTCGGAGTTCGACATAATCGGCATCGTCGAGGATGAGCAGGCGCACGAGAGGCAATAGCGCAGGCAGCGCCGCTACTGTGCGACGTGCAGCCAAGCGCCGATGGCGTGCGGTAGTCTGCGCCTTGCTGCGGGAGCTCTGGATGGACACTGCCGCGACATCACTCTGAAATATATTCAGCGGCGTAATGATCATCTCTCTAAGCCTCATCCCAGTCGGCGTGCTCCGAGTTCGGCGTCCGACGATGCCACCACAGCAGTTGGCCCGATTCGCTGAACGCTTCGACGAGTCCGTCCGTGTGTCGTACCCAGAGTGCCTGACCATAGCCGTCGCGGTAGTCCGCGTCGCGGGTCATGTTCATGTGCCGTGCACCGCAGGTGCAGGGCGGCGTAGGCGGCTGTTGTGCTGGAACGTCGACAGCGAGATCCGGCTGGTCGTACCACTGCCGTGGTGATGACTCGCTGAGTTGCGGCAAAGTCTGCCCACCGTATGCACGGAGCAGGCGGCGCACGATGCGATGCGCGTCGCAGTCCGGCTCGGCGAGCGCAGTGCGGACGAGAGCTTCGAGGTCGGCGGTGGTCATCGCGTCTCCTCCAACGTCCCGCAATTCTTGCATGGGCATTCTCGCGGCCACGCAGGCGTCCGCGCTGGTGCCAATAGCAGAGGCAGCGTCGGCGTCAGGGTGGGGTTACTGCCATCCCGCATCCGGGGCGCGTGCTCTCTGCATTCGTTTCCTACGTGCCAGCGCCTGTCTACACTGCAGCTACTAAAGGCCAGCGCTCCGAACGCAAGAATGCCTAGCACCCACAGCACGCTCAGGATGACTTTCGCGATCTTCATGCCAACACGAGGAGAAGGAACAGGCCCAGGACGCCCCACGCGCCCTGAGCCTGACCGCGCCGTATACACAGTTTCGGCGCGATGGGTCATCCCGTCAACGCCAGCGGCTGCCATGGTAGCGTCCCCCTACTTCTCCTCACTGCGTACAGCCTTGTCCTGGCACCGGCGTTCCACACCCAGGTGGGCACGCTCCGTTGACGGGTTGCGCGCACTGACTGCCGAGTTGATCGCAGTTGCAGCACCCCAGCGCGACCGGGCACCCGTGAAAGTGGTTGTTGACGATGGTCAGGATGTCCGTGTCGCTCATCGCGCCTTGCGACTGGCAGTCACAGGCAGAACAAACCGACAGGGTAAGCGCCCCACCACGAATGACGGCGCACGTATTCACTTCCGCAGTCGTCACGGTGCCATCGCCATTGCAATCGCCGCAGCAGGCCCGTGGGCCGGTCGGCGTGGGGATCGGCGTCTGACTCGGCGTTGGCGTGACCGTTGCTGTCGACACGGGCAGGGTCCGGGTAACGGTAGCGGAGGGCCGGAGTTGCATCACCTGTGCCGGCACGAATCGCGCGTGCATCGGGGCAGGCGTGACCGTGGCGGTTGGAATTGTCCCCGTTGGACTCGGCGGTGTTGCGGTCGGTGTTCGGGTCAGGGTTGGGGTCCACGTCAACGTCGGGGTCCGCGTCGGGGTCCGCGTCACACACCGGATCACCGACCCATTGCAGCCGGTCACCTCGCCGATCGGGACCGACCCGCTCCCATCGGCATCACAGGCCGGGCACAGCGAGACGGGTTGCCCCAAAAAAATCTGGACACAGAGGCCACATTCAGTCGAGGTGACGGTGCCGTCGCCGTCGCAATCCCCATCGCAGACTCGTGGCGTCGGCGTCGAGTTCTGAAACACTTGCGGGAAGACAAGGCGAGGTCGAATCGTCGGACTCAGCGTAGGCGTAGCGGTAAGCGGGATAGTTCCGGTGGGCGTCGCGGCAGTCGGCGTCCCAGTGAATGTCTGAGTCGGGGTGAGAGTCGGGAGGTTCGTTCTCGTGTTGGTTGGGGTCTGCGTGCGCGTCGGGGTGTTGGTACTTGGCAGCGTACCCGTAACCGTCGGTGTACGGGTCGGTGTGAACGTCGGGGTTGACGTCCACGTGACGGTGCGCGTCGGCGTCGGGCTGGGAATGAAAATTACCTGTGCCGGGCGCCGACGACGCGGCGTCGGGCTCTGCGCCTGCACAGAGGCAGAGATCAGGATGAGCAGCGCAATGCTACACGACCGAAGAAGCCACACCGTGACTCCCTTAGAACAGGAAGCATGCGCTAATCAGCTCGGCCGCAGCTGGATCTGGCGAAGTGCAGAAGATGCTCGTCCCACGTCCCACGAAAAAGACCGCGTGTTTATTCTGGCAGTTCGTGGCATCACACGACGCCCCCACTCCCAATCCAGAACCAAGAATCGGTATGGGCGCCCCGCTGAGAAATCCGCCGCTGTAGTTGACCTCCCCATACAATGTCTCCCAGGCCCCGGTCGGGTTCGGATGCACAAGAGGCCCGGCAGCCAACCGCTCGGCACCGGAGATGCTATCGACGGGCGGATTAGCAGTGCCTGCATCGTCCACAGTGATCCCGAAGATGGTACAGATCGAGTTGCCGCTCGTTGTGCTACTCGTGGCCCATTGCACGACCACCTTCGTGAAGAACCCAGGGAAGTCCGCAGGGAGCACCGCTTCGAAGGTCACCCCAGCGCGGGCCGAGTTCGGGCACGACCACGTGGTATGGGCATAGCCAGTGCCACTGTGGGGCACCTCCGTACAGGGGGTCAGTGACGCCGTGGGCGGCGCATTGTCCATCGCGCGCCCCACGGCACAGATTTCGCCTGCCTGTCCTTTCAGCGGTAGGCTCCACAACACAACGGCGCATCCCAGCGCACCCAACTTCCTCCAATCCATTCTCCTCCTCCTTTGTGCCGTGCCACGTGCACGCACCAGTGCCCTACTCCTACCACACGAAACGCGGGGGGCCAAACAACAGCGGCGGAAACAACCGATCGGGGGTACGCGACCACACCCCAATCGGTTGGATCCGCCGCTTCTCGCTTGTGCTAGCGACTAGATCAGATCGAAATCGACGCCGGCCAACGTGTCGACTGGGGCCGCAATCGCATCAACCGTGTGCGAGCGGCTGTGTGTAAAACCGGCCTCCATCACGGTCAAGGTCACGGTCACGTCCATCACCGGCCCACTGGCCACAAGCTCCGGGCTCGCTGAAGCTGCATCACTCAGCTCCAGTGCGGGATCGCTGACGGTCCAAGCAAAAACAGAACCCTCGGGAAAGCCGATCGAGTTGCCGTTCGGATCCGTCGCCTTCGGCACCAGCGTCTTGTGGGTTCCTACGGTCAATTGGAAGTCTGCCATCATGGTCTCCTTTCTACTCCAAGGTGAAATCTACACGCGCGATCGTATCAGGTCGCTTCCACAGAGCAAACCACGCTTTCAGCAACCCCTGCGTTTCGGCCCCTTGCGTAACCAACACGCGAAGCAGGTTCGCGATCACCCTCAACTCGCGACGCACCATCGGATCGGGTGGTTCGGAATGGATGAAAATGTCGAGTCGGTCTTTCATCGGGAGGCTCTTCGGCTCCGCTTGCGCGCTTTGCGACGGCAGCGCCGTTCGTTCTCGAGGGCGGCGGCGACTGACTGCCGTTGCGGGTGACTCCGCTTCATTTCCCTAATGTTCGCACCGACAGTGGCATCACACCGCAAGGGCATGGGTTACTGTACCACGGGCTGGGCGTCCGGGGGAATCACGTGCTGGGGTTCGCCTTCATCCGGTTCCTCAAGGGCTGCACGCAGCGCGTCGCTGGCAGCAACTTGTCCGGCCAAGCGGCCGAGTTTCTTCATGGCGATGGCGCGCGTGCCAGGGTTCACGGCCCGGTTGAGTAGCCGCGTCACACGCGAGATGCCACCAACTTCCATGGACTTCAAGAGCCAATTGCGCACGCCGGTCACGCCCATCCGCGTCGCATCGACCGTCAGCGCACCGAGAATGTAGGGACTGGTGATCGCACCGCGGAGACCCAACTCAGCAAGCGCTACACCGCCGACAAACTCTGAATGTCGGGTCCGGAACATCGGCTGGAAGGGCACCCCAGCGCGGGCCACTTGCTTCAGCTCAGAGACGAACGACGGGCGACGCATGTCAGCAAGGTAAAAGCTGAGCGCTTCTTCTGGGCTCATTTTTGACACCGCTTCAAGAATCGGGCGACCAGACGGGCCGAGCGAGCGAAACACGGAACGGAGTTGTTTCTTGATGTCGAGGCCCGCTGTGCGAAACGCTTTGCGTGAACTGTCCCCAATAGCATCTGCGAGACTCGCGCTCGTCGCCTCGTCTTTGGCAATCAGATCGGCAACGTTACCGGCTGCCGACTCAAAGCCGAACCACATGGCGGCATCGTCGCCGCCCCTGCCGAACATCTCGCGTAGGATCTCTGGGGGAAACCGCCGCAAGATTTCGTCGCCCTTCATTGGTGAGTTGCGCAGCATGTCGACGGTCATGCTCTTGACTGCACGCTTCTCCGTATCCGTTGCTTTGTTCCAGAGGGGGGCAATCAAATCAGCGTCGAGCAACTTGGCAATCTGCTCCGGCCGACGAGCGCGCGAGAGCATGCGAATCTGCGGGTAGTCCCAGCGCTGGCGCCAGTTGCGATACTCCTTGTCGAGTTGAGGGTCACGTGGCAGTCCACCGTCACCATAGGCTTGCACGATGCTGCGATCGGTACTCTTCGCAAGGGTCCGGGTGGAGCCTTCCGGGTGGCCGGCATATCGCCGGAGTTCGCCACGGATTTGCTTCAGGCGACCCCATGTCGGAGGGACAGACGGTCCAGGTGGCGGCAATCCAGCCTGCACTGCAGCCAGAAGTTCAGCCTGCACCTCAGCTTCGGTCTTTCCCCACCCGGCCATCTCGTCGATGATCTTGCGCAACGGGGGAGGGGCACTCGCGTACTCCTTCTGCCGCTCGATGGCTTGCCGCGCCGCGGTTCCCAAGCCAGGCAACACACCCTCGGGCACGTCTTGAGCAACGAAAGGTTGATAGATAGCTTCGTAGCGGTCCCCGAGTCCGCGCTGAAACCGCCACTGCATGCGTTCGTAGCGTGCGATGGTCATATCGCGTAAGGCCGCACCAGCACCCAGCCCCTTCGCGCTGAGAGCGCGGGCGTTCAAGCCTTCCCATCCTTGGAAGACGCCACGACCAAGTTCTCGTACACCAACCCGCGGCGCTGCGGTGCGAATGATCGCGTCCACGTTCTCGTGCAGGGGCGTCATCACTTCGTTCAGCTTGCCGGTGACCTCCGCTTCCGCCACATCTTGCGCTTTGCGCGTGCTGCGATCCCGGTCGTTTTCCGCCCGAGCCAGCCAGCAACTTTACCGACATAGGGAGCCCCGAGGGTCCCGAGCCGTTCCCCGAGTGCATTCAAGCCAACCTCTTTCAGGGCACCGACTTGAGCAGCGCGCCCTTCCAGCGGTCGGCCCGCTCCTTCGCCGCCGTAGCCGAGCAATCGGTTCATGATGCGGAAACTCTCTTTGGCTCCTGCTGCGCCAACCCCAAAGCCTGCAGGAGCGGAGAGCCAAGGGGGCACGCCGGCGGCTGTACCAGCCGCCGTTGCACCGGCAGCAACACCGGCACCGGCCAATGGTACGCCAAGCCAGTCTTCCGCGAACTTCAACGCTGGCGGGACCGGCGCACGCAACTCGGTCTCGGATTGGCTCGCGCCACGACTCGCGATGAAGTTCTTGATCTCTGCTTGAACTTGGTCAGGCGATGCGCCTGTTGGCGGCGTCAGCTTGTACTTCTTGCCGTCGGATGCGGTGACGATGAACCCAGGCATTTACTGAACCGGCTCAACTGTCCAGCCTGGGGGCGTCTGGTAGGAGGCGGGCGGTGCGGTTGGCGCCTGCAGCGCAGCGGGCGGTGCCCCGAGAAGCGGACTGCCTTCGCTCACACCCACTGGCTGCGATTGCAGAATCGAATTGCGTCGCAACCGCAAGTTCGTTCGAATGAGATCGAGCGACTTTTTAAACTGTGGCTCGGTGTAGTTCGCTTGAAGATTCTTCGCGGCTAATCGGAGCGTTTCGTTGGTCGATGCGAGACCGCCCTTGTAGACGGTTCCCAGTTCGCTCGTGAGGTCATTGATCTGCGCCTCCAAGGCTGTTGCCACCGTCCCTAACTCGCCGGGATGCTGCTTCGAAGCAATCAGATTCGCCTTGTTCAACATTCGGTAGCCGCCAGCACCGCCTAATTTTGTCCACTGGTTGAACAAATCATCAATCACGTCCAAGGAATCGTAGGTGAACGTCACGGCTTGCCGCAGCCGTTCCTGCTGCGGTCCGTTCAGCGTAGCGATGTGCTTCTGGATGGCTTGCCAGTCGCGTTGTGCGGTGGTCAGATCGTATCTTTCCCGAGCCAACTCTGCCCGCACTGGCGCACTGAATCTGTATAAGCCGGTCAGGACGGGCGGTTGAATCCCGTCCATGATTGCATGCGCAATGTCCTTTGGATCGGTCGGGCTCATGCCAGGTGGCAGGGACGGCGGTCGTTGGGGTCGGAACGGCGGCGTGTACGGTGTCCCTTCGGGGGTCAAGATGTAGCCCCATGACCCGTCAGGGTTCTGCTGCATCGCGGGCGTACCGGGAGAGGCAAGAGTTCTCCCGTGTTTCTCAGCAATGTGAAGTCCGGGCACCTCCGCAACTTCCGGGCCACCACCGAAAATGCCTGGCAACTTGAGCAGTTGATTTCCGACCGGGGCATACTCCGGCGCAAGCTGCTTCAGGTCAGCAAGGCTCGTCGTTCCCTCCGGCAGCGATTCCTTCGCGCCGATCAGCCCGTGCTGGCGTGCCAGGTCGGTCAGTTGCGTGCGTGCATGGGCTCGACTGCGCGCATTCCAGTAATCCGAGGTGTCCACCGGCCCCCCCGCAGCGCCTTGGGCCGCACCCAGAGCACCGCCCATGGCGAGTTCGAGAAGCCAAGGCGGGTTCTTTAGATAGTCCGCGATGCCCTTGAACACTCCGGTGATCTTGCTTTCGTCGGGCACTTAGGAACCTCCACCGAAGTTGCCTCCGAGAGCCATCAGTTGCGCCCGGGCGCGCCGTTGCTGGAGCAGTTGCGCGAGCCCGCTCATGCCCCCTTGCATCGGGAATTGCGGCAACACCAAAGCCTGCCGGTTTAGGGGCGGGAGCGCTGGCGGTGCCTGCTGACCCTTATCGCCCTTGTCGCGATCTCCACCCATGCTCGAACTGAGAAGTTGTCGCAAGTCTTTGCCCTGCGGGCTGTCATAAGCCTTCACGATCGGCGAATCCCGAATGTTCGCGTAATTCCCATGGTAGAGGTCCATGATGTGCGAAAACGCACTGGGCGCTGCAGGAGCCGTCAAGCCAGCGGAAACACCCGCAGTACCGGCTGCAGGCAATTGCGCGGCTGTGAGGCCGCCACCGCTCGCCAGACCTACCCCGGTGCCACCACTCGCCAACGTCCCGGCGCCGCCGACCGCGGCAAGTGAACCGCCACTGGCGGCACCAGCGCCGACTCCACCGCTGGCCAGCGTGCCGAGCCCAGCAGCGCCACCAGCGGCACCAGCGGCACCAGCGCCACCAGCGGCACCAGCGCCGGCTGCTCCGCCGCCAATCCCAAGTGCACCACCGACAGCGCCAGCCGCTGACCACACAGTCGCCAACACCGCAGCGATCGTAATGGCCATCAGAGCAGTACCTCCATCTGCACCGTCGTGGGCCACGCGCCTTGGGCGACGAACTCCTCGATCCCCCGTTGGTTCACGAGATGCACCGGTCCCATGATGCGCTCGATGCCGGCTTCAAGGCACATCTCACGGCCACGGTCGCGCAACATCCGTGCCACACCCTGGTGACGCACTTCGGCAGCCACATAGGAACCCAGCGCGTGACACGTCCGCCACCGTAGATCGAATGCTGCGGGTATCCAGCCCCACTGGATGTAGCCAACAATCATGTCATAGGCGTGCGTCGCCACCAGCGTGGGCATACCGAGTATCGCCCACGAGACGCCGAGTTCGAACAGCATCTGGGCGTTTTTTTGGGTCGACAACAAGTCGCCCCCGCGGCGCACACTCGCACTGAGAAAGTCGCGGATCATCGGGCTCAGGACTGGTGCATCCTCGATGCGCCACGGGCGTACGTCCATCATTTGCCGCCGGCTCCAAACAGCCCGCTGGGGCTCAACCCCTGGCCGATGCCCGCAACAATGTCTGACCCGTACTGCGTGCTGTGCTGCTGCTGGGTGCGCGACAGCAATTGGCTCAACATCTGCAACGGGAACGTCTGCAAACCCGACTCGATCCCAAGACGCTGTTGGGCCGCGTCGAAGGCGGCTTGCGCTTGCTCGAGCGCGACCTCGCGCGGCAATCCTGCGGCTTCGAACGCAGCGGCCAAACCCATCAATTGTTCCTGCCCAAGTTGGCCGTACTGACCCACAGCCTGTTGGCGGTTCTGGATCTCTTGCTGAATCAGCGGCACGGCCGCGGCGGTTGCACCTTGGCCCATCGCTTCGAGCGCGGCGCCACCACTGGCCGTCCCTTGCAACGCTTGCGTCTGCATGATGCTCGGCGCGACCAGTTGCTGGAAGGCTTGCATACCTGCTTGGGTTGCCGGCGATGAACCCACTGGACCGCTGGTGAGTTGCTGCAACTGCTGTCGCGCGGCCGCACGGTCCGGTGAGGCTGCCCCCGTCGCCATCATCTGCTGAATCAGTCGCTCCTGATCGGGCGTGAGTCCCGGTACGCCAAGAGTCGGCACTTCTCCGGGGAGCTCCGCCAGACTTGGAAATTGCTGCTGTGCGGCGAACCATTGCGGGATCCACCCGGACGGCCCCGTGGTGCCCGGCGCGAGGTAGCCCGGAATGTCGGTCCATTCTTTATTCCAGGTTGTCGCCATCTCAGATCCTCACCACCGTCGTCGTCATGTACGTGCCCGGCAATCCGGCAGGCCCGATGAACGCCGGGAGCACCACGGTCTCTGGGGCGTCATTGGTTGCCGCCTGTACTTTCAGGTTCACGGTTGTGTTCCCCGGATAGGATACCACCGAAAAGCCCGCACCGGAAAGAATGCCAACGCCCGGCACTTGGTCGTTCACGTTGCGCACATCCACGCGCTGTCCGCTCACCGCCCAGAACGCGGCCCCGTCTGTCACCCACGCGCTCGTGATGCTGCCGATGTTAGGATTGCCGTTCAGCACGTAGAGACAATACTCGACGAACAGGAGATGGTTCGAGCTGTCGTCCGGGAGGGCTACCGCTGCGGTGAGAATGTCCGTGTTGCCCGCGATCGGAACAGGGCCACCCGTCATCTGCGTCCGCACGGGCACACCCACCAAACTATCGACGTACTGTTTCGATGCCGCCTGCAAGGGCTGTGTGGGGTCCGCGGCCAGCGTGAGCGGTTCGGTCAGCGTCCCGCCGATGAACTGCATCAGGCGGAAGTTTGTGCCGTCGAACGCGAAGAGATACACCCCGTTTTGCAGGAGATCGTTCGCCTGCGCTGCGGCGCCATCGCGGCGGACAATGGGCGCTCCCGGCAGCCCACTCAGAGTCAGAATCGACGGACCGATGTTTGGCGGTCCCGCGTTCTCGACGATGTAGAGCGCGTTTTGTTGGTAGGCAGCCACCGCGGGCGCTGGCGTTCCCGAGTACAACACGGCGTCGGTCGAGTCCACCGTCGTGTAGATGGCTTTGCGATCGGCGTACTGCGCGGTCGCGCCACCGAGCGGGTCCGTTGGATCTCCGACGAACTTCACGAACCCGAGCAACGGATCGCCCACGAAACCAAAGGGCGCCCCGAACTGACCGCGCACGTTCGGGGCCAACCCGAAGGCGAGCAGGATGTTGGTCGGGATCGCTTGGATCCTGGACGGGCCAGTCTTCAAAGACTCATCGCCGTCCGGCACGGTCGGGTCAAAGGTAACGGTGACCGGATTCGCCATGTCAGTGTCGATGTATCACGAACGCCGCGCGACGAGAAATGCGAAGAACAAAATCGTGTTGAAGGGTGGCGATTGCCCGAGCACGACGGTTTGCCAGTCCGCGCTCTCCTCCAGCATCCACTGGCCTCCTGGTGGGGCTTTGTCTGTAGTCGCCGTAAGGATCATCCCCAACGCCCTGCCTGGACCGCTGAGACACAGCAGCGCCTTCGGCAATCCGCCGGCGTCAGTCTCGATCGTGTACGGGCAGCGAAACACGTTGGTCGCGCCGGTCGGCGCCGGCGTCAATAGAACTTGACTGAACACTTGCGCCTGCAGCGCATCGCTTGTTTCAGCGGTCCAGTTGGTGAGCCGTGTATGCAATTGACGGAAATAGCGCAACAGCCGGTCAGCAACGACCAAGAGAGGCCCGACATTGCCGGCCAAGTCGGGAAGTTCGGGAACCGGGAGTTGCCGGGGGGTCATGCCGAAGACGCCGAGCCACCCACGTCCGGCCGCCGCGTGATGAAGGCGTAGAGCACGCCGCCCGCATAGCCCGGTGCCTGGAGGTGGGTCATCCCCGAGAGCGAGAACTGAAAGTAGTTGGCAGCCCGAAACGCGGCCTTTGCCATCGTGGGGTCGAGACGCACGAGCCACGCCGCAGGGTCGACTTGGTCGATTCCCTGCGCAAACACGGTCAGAGGCACAGGATCAAACGGCGTTCGAAAGGTGTCGAGTTGGATCTGGAGCTGCTCGGCAGTCAACCGACCCTTCAGCATCAACTCGAGCGTGTTCACCTCCAACCGTTCGCTCGGATCACCGGGGGCTCGCTGGCCCCACTTGGCCGAGTACGCAATGGCCTGGGCGGCGTCGCTGGCGGCCGAAAACAGACGGATCACCTTGCCAAGTTTCGTGCCACCATAGAGGGCTGGAGAAAAGTTCTCGGGAATGTCGTTCCAGGTTGGCCAGGGAGCAGTGTTCCACGTGAAATCGTTTCCGTCCACATCCTTGCCCGGATTGTTCCACGTCGGTCCCATGATTTCCAGGACGGGGAATGCGGACGTCATCGCCTCGGCAAACCGCCACGGCGGCAGCCAACACCGGTGGAAGATGTCGTAGACGATCGCCGAGAGGGCCTCCCCATCGTCCTGCTGAAAGGTCAGGAACCAGATGATCCGCTGGTGCATGGCATCGTAGAGTCCCACCGGTTTCTGCTTGGCTCCCACTGCTAGATTGACCAGCAAGCCCGCGTCGATCGGTTGGCTCACAATCTCTGTGCTCTGCCCGTCGCACTTCCAGATGTGCAGGTCGTTTCCAAGAAAGACGTGCTCCCCACCGCGGTTGATGATCGCGTTCGGGGACAGGGGGCCTGCCGGCAGCGCCTGAATGCGGTCGAAGACGAAGGCACCCGCATCGGTGCCGGGAATCGCGCTCATCAGCCATGCGCCGTTCTCCGCATACAGGACGGCCGAGGTCCGCGTCGTCGTCTGAATCGCAAGGAGGTTCCCGGCTGGACCTTCGAGGTCGTTGTAGGCCAATTGGGGCCACATGCCGCCATCGAGCACAGAGGACCAGCGCACACGCCGCGGAAACGCGACCCCGCCCTCGTTGGTGCTGATGACCACGAGCCGGTCAGCCACCACAGCAAGATCCGCGGCGGGAAATGGCGCGATGGGGGTCCCCCCGAGCGCTGGTGCGGGCACGACCACCTCGAACGAAGCGCCCCCGACCGCCCAGCGGTGCAGCGGGTCATGGAAAGACCCATTCACGCCGTAGACGGCGGTCTTGCCCACGAGTTGCGTCGTGACCGCGCTCGGGGGCGAGGGTTGAATCAATCCGAACTGTACGAACCGCGAGGCGATGCTCTTGTCACTGTCCAGTTCCTGACCGACAGGTGTGAGGTTCAGCCATGCGCCGCCCACAAAAGCAAACCAGCGGCGCAGTCCCGCAACGACCAAGTTTTCCGCGAGCTGATCCTGCCACGCGATGCCTGCCACGATCCGCGGATCCAAGTCCGTGAGAAAATCGGGCTGGTCCGGTAAGAGTTCGAACCCGAGACGCGGCTTCAAGATGCCGTCTTGGTCGATCTGGATGTTCAGACCATCTTGCAGCGTCTCGGGGGCCAGTTTGTGAGGAGGGACATCGGTGCGCCACCCACCCGTCGGCACCGGAATCTCGATGGGCGTCAGGCCACGCATGGGTGCCTAGAACATATCGTGGTTGCTGTCGAAGAGCGCGTCGAAGGCGTTGCTGATCTGGCGGCCCGGTGCCGTGACCTGATTCGCGTGCTGCGCAATCTTCCGATCCTGCGTCTGGGCGTGTTCCATCTCGTCGCGGTAGTCGACCAGATAGCGATCCGCGAGTTCCAACCAGGAGGACTGTGCCGTGCTGCCGTACATCGCCCGACAGGCGGCGATTGCGGCCTTTGCCTCGATGACCGATGACGGACACAACGGCAGATCCGTCTCGTTCTGGAGCGCTGGCGCTTTGCGCTTGAACTCGATCAAGTAGGGCCGCGTGTCCGTGGGAACAGGCCACAACTCGATTTGCAAACTCCCATCTGCCGACGCGGGCGCCATCGCCCAGGCGCTCGCGGGCGAGCCGCCCTGCGCGATGCGTGCGGGGTCGCGCTGGTTTAAGTATTCACGACTGACCTTGGCCAAGTCCTGGATCTGGCGCACCGCCTTCACTTCGAGGGAATCGGCAACCAAGTAGTACAGGGGCGCAATCACGTAGCCCGTCTTCACCATCGTCGGTCCCGCCCAGGGGTTGGACAAACTGAGACTCGCAGTCCCCTGCACGCTCGCGATGGGGATCGGCGGCACGCTCAACCCCCCGACCCACATGAATGCGTCGATGTCCTGGACACCGAAGCTGGTGCCCGTTCCCAACACGAGAGGGCTCCCTTGACTGACCGTGATGAGCCCGGTTGTCTTGGGAGCAGCGCTGTTGACAACGGTGTTGGTCAGCAGAAAGGACCAATCGTAGGCTTCGAGGATCTGTTCTTGCGCACGATTGAGCCAGCTCTTGATGTCGGCGGCCGCGGCGTTCCCGCTCAGGAGCAGCCGCAGATTTTCTTGCATCGAACCGAACGACGCCATAGCGTCATCCTCACTCACGACACATGGTACGGGAAATAGTGGACGGTGAAGAGCACCTGCGCATTCGAGCGCTGCACAGCCGTCCAACTCGTGCTGGCAATGATTACGAGGCCCTTCCGATACCCGTGGATGCCCTCCCGGTTGAACGCCGTGCCGGGCGCCAGCGCAGTCCGCCAAAGACAATTGGGCGTTGGATCAGCGTTCCCAAACAGAGGTGTAGCATCGGCTGGGGCAGTCGTGGCGTCGTAAAACAGAAGGACGACAGCATTTCCAGTCGGGTTTTGCGAGATTTCATAACTCGTCACAATCGCGGGCGCGACCACGCCCCCCGGTCGCGGCAGTTCGGGCAACAGGATGAAGCTGCTCGCCAACCCACCCGAGCTGCCCATCGACGTGTTCCCCGCAAAGTAGTCTTGGATGTTCATTCACCGCAGTCCTGCGGGCAAGCCGGCACGTCCTGCGATCCGTGGACCCCGACCGACACGGCGCCGGCCAATTTTCTTGAGGCCCTTGCGTCTGAGTTGATGGGTGTACTCTCGGGGCTTAATGATTGGATCATCGGTGAGTCTGACGTGAGAATCGGCACTCACGGAAGGAGTCTCCCTACCCCCGTGAGTGCCTCGGTTTGAGAGAGTCATGCCGCGAGGGACGTGCGCCCTCGCCGACTCACTGACCTACATCTTGCGGTGGCGACCCCGCCGACCGCCACGATGCTTCCTCCGGCCTTTGTGGCCGCGTCGAGCGTAACGCATGGCGTGTCCTCCTTTCTTCTCAGAGTCACACGCCCAGCCTTCATCGTCCGATGGCTAGGAAGCGTGCGCAAAAGGTGCTCACGTTCGTCCCTGCCGTGATCTCTTGCAACGCACTCTGCGCGCCCACATCCGCGTTCGGCGTCGTATCAACACCGTAGAGGGCGACGGTCCCGGCCGCCTCGCTCTGCGTAATGGGGCGGATCCGCGTGCACACAGGGATAACGACTTTGTCGCTACTGCCAATGACAAACGACGGGGCGACGATCAGCAGCTCGAGAAGCTCGAAGCCAAGATCATTCGGCTCGAAGGTGTCCCCGCCCGTGGCGTAGGAATTTGAGAAGAACATCATACCCGTCACCATCCGGCGATTGCCAAACGCAATCGGGAGGTCCGGGTCCATGGCAAAGGTGAGGGCGCCCACGGATGCGTCTCCTAGACCAACAGCACGCCAACTACGCTGGCACCGCCGGCGCCGGACTTGAGGTAAATGTCGATGTTCACTTTCGTCTTGTCCGTGGCGTCTTTGGCGAGTGTGGTCCGATCGTAGCTGGCGTATGCGCCTTGTGGCGTACCCGTGCCGATGGCGTTGACGAACAGATAGGCGCGATTGACGACGAAGTCCGGTGTGAGGCCATCCATCACGCAGGTGTTCTTGGTCGTCCCGTCCTCGGTGAGACCGGTGAACTCGTAGTAGTAGCCGACCGTCGGCAGACTAACCGACAGCGGGATTCCAACAGCGGGGGCGATGGGCATAGGCTTACTCCAGGATTCCCGTGATGACCGACTGGTAGCGCGGCCCGGTCACGATCAAATCGCCGTAGACGATGAGTTGGTCGACAAACGCGTCTTGGTTCGGAATCGGAAAGCCTTCCTTCCCGTACTCCGCACCGCGCCGAATGAAGTCGACGCCATCCATCAACCAGAGCTGGATGTATTCGGTGTTGAGCCAGTGGAAACTGCCAGCGAGTTGATGACTGTCGACGATGATTTCCGCGCCGTTCATGTTGATGGTTCGGAAACCCACATCGCGCAACGGTCCCGGTGGATTGCGATCTTGGGGCTGCACGCGGTTCCAAAGATCGTTCCACAACTTCTGCGTCGTGACGCCCAAATCCGGTGTGGTGTTGCCGAAGGTCGCAGCCCCGAAGCCTTGCTGCAGAAGCGAGAGGGACAGCGGCACGGCGACGGCAGCATTCACGTTCGCCTTGATCGCAAAGCCAGGATCGCCGAGTGATCCGCCGCGGGTGATGCCCCCGTAGACTCCGGTATCGAGCACCCCGTTGTAGAGACCGTCAAAGATCGGGGCACCGGTGTCGGGGTCCACAGTCGGCGTCGTATTCGCAACGGCCACACCCGCCGTGTTCGGCTTGGTGCCGTAGATTTGGTACCCGAGCCGATCGAACAGCGAGTTGGAGGCGTTCTCCGCAAGCGTTTCAGCGTAGTCAATCAGCTGCACTTCGTCGCCCGCGTTTTTCCGGACGTCCATGTGATCTTTGTTGATTTCGACGGCGGCCCGTTTCCAGTCGAATTGCAGATCGGTCATGAACTCTTTTTGACCCGTCCCGAACGTGAAGCCGCGGCCGTAGCCGTAGGCGGGCATGCCCGCGTAGATGAACGGCGTGCGAATCTCCGCACCGCCCCGGTAGCGCACCGTCCGTGCCCCGCCGCGTGCGCGCTGGTTGAGCCGCAGGAGCAGCGCATTGGTGTTGAAGAACAGATCGTAGACTTCGGGGAGTTTCGCGTCGAGCGTCGAGGACAGGATGTTGTTGATCGCTCTACCGTCAAGAGGCAATGCCATCGGCTAGTCCCTTCTCACTCGCTGCCTGTCTTGCGTTGGCTGGTGTTGGCGACTTCGCGCTGGATGATGCTCAGCAGATTGGTACGCCGCTTCTGGGCGCGCTCGAGTGGATCTTTGGGCTGTTCGGGCAACAGGCGTGGGCTGATACGCGCGGTGAGTCCAGCGACACGCTCTTTGTCGGCCTCCGCCTTCGCATCTGCCAGCGCACGCTGCACTGCCTGCTCGATCTCTTGCTTGTGCCTGCCGGGGCTCGCCTTCGCAGCGAGCGCCTGTTGCAAGAGCTGCTGGGGTGAGAGCGAGGCAAGTTCCGTCGCGCTGGCAATCAGTTCGTCGAACGGGACGCCAGATTCTTGCGAGAGCCGCATGGCCTGCATCGCCAACTGCAGTTGCCCGCCTTGGGTCGTCGTGAAGTTCTGCAGCAACGACTTTACGCTCTCGACCTCGGGTTTCAAACTGGTTTGCAAGTCCTCCGAGATCATTTTGCGGAGCCGCGCGGCTTGCTGGCGCGCATCGAGATCGTCCCAGCCATCGAACGGATCGGCGGGCGGCGCTGCGGTGTCTTTGGCGGTCGGCGGCTGGTCCCCGTAGCGCAACTTGCCCGATTGAATTTCTTGGGCCGCGCGCCGCGCCCACTCGATTGTCTCGCGGGTCTGCTCCGGCGTGAGGCCGAACGAGGCGAGGTGCTGCTTCCAGGGCGCGTGCTCTTTTTCGAGCGCGGCGTGCTTCGCCTGCCAGTCGTCGGCCGGCGGCGTTGTGGGTGGTGCAGTCGAGGGCGGTGTGGAAGCGGGCGGGGCTGCGGATGGTGGGGCCGTGGGGGAGTTCGGTGGGTCCGTATCCGGAGCGCCACCACGGATCAGCGCGATGTTGGTACCTGGATAACAGAGCCGCGTTGCCATGACGGGATTACCGACCGCGCCGCCGCTTGCCACGGCCCTTGCCGTAGATGGCTGACTTCACCTGTCCTCGTCCTCGTTTGCGTCGCGCCATATCGTTCACCTCACGTTCTGTTTGCTAGAACACTCCGTTCATATTTTACCGCAGAGGTCAAGCCCCGAAAGAAACACTGTCTCATCTCGCCATGCCTGGCGGCATCATCGGCATCGCAGGCATCCCACCTGCTTGCGGGCCGCCGCGCGCCGCCAAGAGTGCCGCCAACTGCTGTGGGATCGCTTGGCCGGGATTGCGCGCCGCATCGCCTTGCATGCCGGTCGCTTTGTGCGATGGGGCACCGCCGCCACGCATCGTTTGGAGGAATTTGCCGAACTTATCGGCCCCCATGCCGGCCAGAAACGTCAAGAGCATCATCGCCTGCGGCGGCAGACCGCCTTGCCCCCGCTGCGCGAGCATCTCGAGCGGATTGGGGGCGCCAGCACCGGGTGCGGGAGGTAGTGCACCCGGTACTGGCATTGCAGATCCAGAGGTTGGAGCTGGCAACACTCCAAGAGGCATACTCGCGTTCTACTCTCGGGAACCAACTCTGTCAACGATCAGACGAACGTGATACAGGAAACACAACAGCAGTGCGCAATGCAGAACGCACGGAGGGCTTAGCGATGACGCGATCAGCACGGTGGCTCAGTGGTCTCCTGATTCTTGTGGCGACATCTCGTGCCCATGCACAGGCAACGGCGACCCCCACACGCACCAACACGCGCACGCCCACCATCACCGCCACCCCAACCAAAACGATGCCAGCCACGTGGACCCCGGTGCCCACATGGACCCCGACGCGTACGCAGACGGGCACGCCCACGCCGACACTGACGGGCACGCCGACACTGACGGGCACGCCAACACTCACCTCCACACCGACCCGCACTGGCACGCCAACCAATACCAGCACCGCCACGCCGACACGCACGCCCACCGCCACCCCGACGATCACACGCACACCAACGATCACCCCGACGGACACACCGAACACGTCGGGGAACATCGCGCTCTCCATGGGCGGCGCCCCGACACCGGCGACCACGGCGTGCGCAACCGAAGTGACTGGCTACAAGACCGGCCACAAGTCGGTACACGTGGAAGTGACGGCGGGCGGCGGCGGCACACCGACACCGGCGATCAAAGTCATGTGCCGCGGGATCGCGGGGAACACCTCGCTCCTGCAGGAAGGCACGACGCTGAGCGCCTCCGGTGTCCGCGAATACGACACCTGGTGCGACGCGCACACGATCTGCGTCAACGACTGCGGCGGGTGTTCGATTTCTGCGTGGGTGCGGGCGGATCCGATTCCGATGCCATAGGCCAGAGGCGTCGTTCAGCAACTCGCACCTCGATGCAATCATGCTGAACGCATCGGCAATCGCCGTCGTGGTCCTTTGACCGCACGCAGCGATCAAGATGCGGCGGGCACAGAAAGCTACAGCGGAGAAAGTTAGGAATCACTTCGCCCCACCCTGCTTCCGCCCGGGCTTCTGTTGCTGCATCGGGCCGATGCCGAGCGCTTGGCGCTGCGCGGCTTCCTGCACGGCTTCTTGCAAGAGGTCCTTCGGGTTCTCGAAGCCGGCTTCTTCCAACACCATCCACGAGGGCAGGAGAGAGCCCTGCGCGAGTTGCATCTTGAGTTGAGACCGCGCGATCCGGTTCGCACCGAGAGACGAGAACGGCTCGACCTTGAACCGGAACAAGCGCCACGCGCCCTTGATCGCCGCGAGAATTTGGTCCTGTCCTGCGGTGGGCAGCGCGACGATCCGACGCTGCAACTGGACCACCCCGCCCTCGGCGGCCAGCGCTTTCACGTGCTCGTCGTCCTCGCTGTCTTGCTGGCGCTGCTGCTCGTCCTGCAGGCGCTTCACCGCGAGGTGCACGATCTCCTGCGTGAGTGTGTCGCGTTCGAACTTGTAGCTGTTGATCGTGTTGAGCGAGCCGATCACCGTCATCAACCGGTCCGCGGTGTAGAACTGGAAAATCCGACTGACCCACTTCTGCCCGAGCCGTTCGAGAAAACTTTCCAGTCGGCGCGCCTGGGCGCGAATGAGCACTTGTGAAGCCGACTGCAAGCCCTCGAGCAGCGCGGCCGATCTCACCTCTGCGCGGCCTCTCGTCGTACCGATGCCGCCGCCGGCATCCTGCAGCCCCGAGACGTACTCCATGAGTCCCTGCAGAAACTGCATGTACTGAATCAGCATGCCGGTCGGCACCGGGGATGGTTGGCGCTCGACGGTGCGCCCCGCCATTTTCTCGATCACGTAGTGGCCCGCGTCGCGGAGAGACTGCACGGCCTCGGGAGCCAGCGCGTTCTGGTCCGCAGTGACGAACGGCGGCGAGTTCACGAGCACGATGCGGGTGAGCAGGTTGCCGATCTGGTTGAAGCTCGACTGCACGCGGCGGATGGCTTCGAGTTCGTCCTTGCCCCAGGCGCTGTCGAAGTCGACCATGTTGTCGAGCCACTCGAAGGGCCAGCGCCCGTCGTAGTAGGGGTTCGGCGCCCCGGGCAACCATTTCCCGTTCACGTCGTGCCGATTACAGATCACGTTGTCGGCGCGAATGATGACCTTGCCGTTCGGATACACGGGTCCATCGTCGTCCGCCTCGGGATCGGCGATCCAGTATTCTTTCAGCTCGACGCGCGGGATCGCGCTCTTGTTGCTCTGCCCGGGCCCGCCCAGGGCTTCTTTCAGAAAGCCTTTCAAACGCGAGCTGCCCGTGCCGGTGCTCGCGTCTTTCTCCGTCGCCTTGATCTTGCCCGACGGTTTCAGTCGGTCGGCGACGTGCGCGAATTGGCGTTGCGCGGTCCACAGCGGCGCGACGGTGTTGACGCGGATGTACTGCGCGAAATCCAGATCGCGCGCACGCATCACGGCGGGATCGACGATGACTTGGCGCGGGTCGATGGTCGAGAGCGCAATGTTCCCGAGACCGTAATCGGCCTCGCTGTCCCATGTGAGATGCGCGAAGCACGAGGCAAACACTTGCGCGTACATCGCGAGATCTTCGAGAAACATCTGCCCATTCTGTTCGTCCCAGCCGGCCCTGATTGTTTGGCGCATCACGTGGGCGGTTTGCGTCACCCCCTCTTGGCGCGGCTGCACGTCGAAGATGGGTTTCGTTTCGGTGAGCAGCGCGTTTTTGCGGCGCACAAGGGGTGCGAGCAGGTTGGCGCGAAAGAGCGGGCCGGGTGCGTCGGGGTTCTTCAACGCGGAGGAGCCGGTCCCGTACAGCCGCACGGCGTTATCCCATTCGCTGCGGCGCGACTTGATCGCGTCTTCGCCTTCGGCGTCGAGGTCGTCGAGAAACCGGAGCAGGTCTTTCTCGTCTGTCGGGATTTCGAAGTGGTCAGCCACGCACTAGACCTCGGCGAACTCATCGGGCTCAGTCACGGGCGGTGGGACCTCGATCACGGGCTTCTCTCCGCGCGCGCACTCGTTCGAGCAGAAGTGCTGACCCGCGTACTTCACCGCAAAAGGCTGCAAGCAGAAGTCGCAGTAGTTGGTGCCGGCGACCCCCTTCCAGCCGGTTTCGAACTCCGCCCGCCGTGGCACGACCATGTGCAAGTTGTTGTCGAGCACGTAGCCGACAAACGCGCCGAGCGCTTGGCGCGCCGACCAGCCGTGCTCGGTGATGGCAATCTCGATCGAGCGTTTCCAGTTCGGGTCGAGGGTCGCGATCCACTCCAGCAGTTGCTGCGCGGCCTCGTCGATCGCGTCGGTTTTGATTGGGGGCTTCTTGTCAGGTTTCATCGTGCGGCTCCTTTCGCGTTGGATACCACGTTGGCGGGGGATTTCCCATCCACCCGCCGTCGATACTTCTTGAGCTTGGCAATCAACCACGCCAGCGCGTCGTGTTCCCGCTCCAGTTCCGCGATCACGTCCTCAAGGCCCTGCATGGCCGTGTTTTGGACAGTAGTCGCGATTCGGGCCGACGTGCACAGCATGGCGCACACACATGGGCCGGTCACAGGTGCCCTGCGAGAACTCTAGGGGCCAATCACAGAGTTGGGTTCCCACTGCTGCGCAGTGCGGCACAGAACACTTCGGGCGGCGTGATCGCCGACTGCAGACGATGACCATACCATCGGCAAACGGAATCGTTTCACATGGCATCACTCCCCTCCTCGCAGTTCACGAATCAAACTCTCCGCGAACCGATCTTTCTTGACCGTGAGATCCCGGTCGTCCCGATAGGCCGCGCTCATCGGCACGATGGGCTTCTGCTCGGGGGGCAGTTCCTTCGGGGCGCCGAAACTTTCATCGAGCATGATCTGCAGCGCAATCAGCCACGCCATCACGGCATCGTCGGCGCCCGTGCCGGCGCGATACACCCCGTCCCCCAGAGACGAGAACTCGTGCATCTCGTCCCACAGCACGCGCGAGCGCACGAGAATCTGCTTGTGCAAAAACAGGTGCCGACCATTCGACACCATGAGTTGCTTGGAGTCGCGCTGGGTCTTCCACCCGGCGTAGCTCGACAGACTCGGCACGTCGCGTTCCCGATGCCGCCAGCGGTAGATGTACGGGTAGGCGAGCTGGGCTAAGCGGCCGCCGGTTGCGTATCCCGGCCCGTTCATCTCGACGCCGATCTGCGCGCTGTTGTAGTATTTGCCGAGCCAGTAGAGCTCGTCCCCGTAGTCGATGACGTCGATGCGCTTGTGGTACTCGGCGACTTGCGCGTGCGTGTCGCGCCGGATGATTTCGGCGACCGACCAGTCGCCGCCCTCGGTCCCCACGCTCACGTCGGCGCCCATATCGTAGGTCACGCCCAGCACGGGCTCCTCCCAGATCGCGATGTAGTTTTCATCGTGCAACACCCGTCGGCCTAACTGAATCGACCGGGGTTCCTTCCGGCCCATGATGACCTCGACCATGCGCAACGGATCGCGCAAATCCGGCGCCATGTCCTGCAGGACGCTCCGATCGAACACCGCCGTGTCAAGGGTGATCCACGCAGAATCCGGATCCCGCGGGTACTCCTGCTCGAACATATCCTCGCCCACATCCGCAATGCGCGCCCGGCGCCACCAGAACTGCGCGCGGGTGATCTCGTGGACCGGCACGTCGATCTCCGGCTGGCCACGCTGCGCGAGTTTGTGCAA